ATGTGTGCCATTGTTAGTGGTACTGAATCGTAAAGGATGAGATCCATTGCTAGAGCTTGATAAGTCGAATGTATATGTAGATCCGACTTTGAAATCTAATGGTCTATTAGATTGGCTAGCAATGACATAGTTACCGCCTGAAGCAGTAACCACAAAAGTTTGTGTGTCAGATCTAGATAATGAACTACTTGCAGTAACGCTAGCATTTAAGTCATGAATAATACTAGAGGTTGCGGTGAAGTTAGACTGAGCAGAAACAGTGGCATAAGATAATGACGCTGAAGTTGCAACGGCAGTTAATGCAGCGCTAGCAACTAAAGTGGTCTGTGCAACCGCTCTCTTCTCACCGACTGAGATCGCTAAGCTTGATCCAGTAAAGACACCAGAGGCATCCCATACGACATAGGTTGATGAATCGACTTCACTTGATGCGGATACGCCAGCACTTGATTGAAGGATACAGTGTGCAGATGAACTTAGATTAGCTTGTGCCGCTACAGAACATTGGGCTGAGGCTTGCGCTGAGCTTTCTGATAGAACTGAGCAAGAGCTGATGACACTGGCTGTTGCTGGAGTGACTATAAAGGTAGATGAGGAAGAATCGGCAGTCGCATTGATAGATGCCTGCACGCCTCGATAAGCATTTGCACTAGAGGACATTGCCGCCGTTGCAAGTAAAGTCGTGTGAGCAACTGCTTTCTTTTCACCAACTGAAATGGCTAGACTTGAACCAGTAAAGGAACCCGATGCGTTAGCAATAACGTAGCTTGATGCTGTTACATCACTTGATGCTGCTATATCAGATTCAGCTGAAACTATGCCTGAAGTTGAAGCTATAACTGAGCAAGAGCCTGCGATGTTGGCAGAAGCAGACTTAGACTTATAAGCCGAGGATGTAACTACTGCGCTAGCGGTAATGTCCCCAGAAACATTTAATGTATTTGATGCAGTAGCTGAAGATGTAGCAGAAGCGGCAATATCAGCTGTGCCGTAAAAGACTGTATGTACTGTAGCAGTTGCAGACAATGCTGCGCTTGGGTAGTGAAAAGTTGTAACCCATTGTGGTTGAGTTGTAATTTGCCGTTGCTGTACATAGTAAGCATATACAGAAGATGAACCACTACCCTGCGCCGTGTGGTAAGGCAATCCCGTTTGGTAGTCGCTTTGATTTGTAATGTACCTGTCAAACCAGCCGCCGTAACCCCATGCTGCCTGCCAAGTAGAATCACTGACGCTGTAGCGACCAGCAACATCACTATTGTTTGTGGGGAGACCACCAATTAGGTTGTAGACCCCAGAATTACGCCAGATGACATTATAGGTGTTTACCCAACTGTAAATTGGGGCTGTCCAGTATCCACTTTCCATTGTGGATTGAGCGAAGATGACCTTACCTGAGTTAGCGGTTAGGTTACACTCTGCTTGTAATGAAGCAGACGCGTAGGCCACCCTCGATCCTACAGCAACATTCGTTGCTTGAGCCGTAACGTACACGACTGCTTGCCTGTAAACCACAGCATTAGCATTACTGCTTGCTGCACAAACTATTTCAGCGTTACTAAACTTAACTCTATACCCTTCTACGTTTGCAGCTGCGTTACAACCTAGTGTGGCAGTAGCCATGGCAAAACGAACAACAGACTGCGTTGTTGTTAATGCGACTGAGTTGATTACAGTAGCAGTAGCATGAGAGTATAAAGTTGCTTGAGCAGAAGCAGATGCCCCTGCACTTAATGATGCCGCACCCTCAACTGTTGCCACCCCTGCCGAAGCAGAGATAACACCAATCGCGTGTGTATTGAGTGCGGAAAAATTCATTTAGTCTAGTGTCACCGTAACACCACTGACAGCAAACGACAGTACATCGTCAGCGGTTAGTGTCTTGGACGTTGCCAAGTTGGTGTGATAAAGCATGTTGCCACTGGTTGCCGCATCGAAAATGCCGATGTGACTAATGGTGACGTTAGACCCGACCAATGCAGGGAACTGAATCTGAGTTGAGCTGTTAACGGCTCCACCAGAAATAGTGCCAAATGACATTGCTTGACGGGCATAGTTAGTCCATGAACCTTCAGCGCCACCAGAAGCCGCGTCAGTAGGATCACCGATGAATACAGCTAAATAAGCCGTAGTAATAGTAGGAAATGAACCACCCTTCAAGGTGGAATTGAGAATTTGAGTCTCAAGATAATCAGAAAACTTAGACATTGCTAACTCCAAATAAGGTTTTAAGTTGCACTATTTAGTGCAGGATTGGGCCAGCGCCCCTACGCTCCAAATCGAACTGACTTAACGCGGAGATTTGTACTGTCGTAACCTTGCATCTGAGCGACCTTCGCCCGTCCAAGTTCACGATCAAATAATTGCCTGTAATACATTGCACGATTAGGGTCATACCATTCGGTATTGGCCATCATGCACAGAAAGTGTTTCGCCCCTGTCTCAATAGCAGTGCGCCACCGAACACCTAGCTCATAAGGAATACTGGTCGCATCCTGCTTAGGCTTTAATGCCATTCGACATTCAAGTTCTTCAGATATATTAGGGATAGGGTACATTCGGGTAGTCTGTATACCGTCTGTAGAATAGTAGTTGGGGGTGCTCCAGCGAGTTTGGTCTTCAACATCGCCTTGCTCTTGTGACATCTTACGAACTGTAATGGGTGTTAATTCCACTCCCTTCCTAGAAATAGAAATAAGCTGAACCAGCTCTGCATTTCTTGGAACAGGAAGGTCATGCTCTATCTCACCAACTTCAGTATCTAATGTGTCTTCTGTTTGTTCCCAAATAAGGGTTCGCTCACACAACTCAGAAGTTGCTCTGCGTAAGGAATGTATAATAGTGAATGATGGTGCGCCCTGAATCTCAACCACTACATCAGGAACAAGAGTCTCTAACTTTATATCAGCCATGGGTATTCCTAAGAGTTAACTGTGTCTGCGCCTTGGGCAGATCGCATCTGTGCGTTAGAGCCATCAATCCTTGTCTTCACACCTAATGAAGATCCAAATGCAGATAAGTGTGCATTGGAGCGAACAGCATTCGCAGCAAATTCCGCATCCTTGCTGTAAGCCCTGTAGAGAATAAAATCCAACAAAGCATTAGCGTAAATGTCATCTAGACTGATCATTGTGGTGGAGGCACTGGCTGTAAAAGTTTCATCTGCATTTACTATGGAAACTTTATCTGGGACAGTGGAATAAATTATTTCAATTCGAGACAGGGAATTGGGTCTAGGGAATAAGTAAAAAACTTTTGGATCTCTCTCGTCATACACAAAGTGTTCTGTGTTTACGCTAGGAGTCGCGTTATGCCAAGCTGGAACTCCATCATCTAAGATGGATCTTTGAATTAACCGAATCGCTTTATAAGTCGATGTTGCAGCAGTATTACGAATAACTTCGATTAACCTTAGACCTGTTGTAGGTATAGTCTGCTTGGATGATTCGGATACAGGAGTAAACTCTTCATTCACTGTCTTTGCATCAGGTCTATACAGTACAACTGCATACTGGGCATCATTTAACCAAGCCTGCAATTCAGAGTTTTGCCACCGCGTTCCCACCGAGCTAGTGTCCTGCAAGACGATCTTTGCTCTATCAATAATATCTTTGGCTAACGTGACGGCCATGAGAAAACTCCTAAGTTAATTTTCCGCTTGCATCACAAGCAAGCCAATCAGGATTGCTTTCGCCCCAAGGGATTTCTGGGTAAGCATTTCCATCAATAGGATTGCGAACAAATTTAATAGCTGAAGCTTTAGGTACTACAACCTTTGTCTTAGCGGGTTCTTTAACGGCAATGCCCAAAGAGTCTTCAATCATCTTTGTTGCGTCTGCACGTATGTCTGAAATCTTTCCTCGCTTATCTATGTCGATGGAAAAATGAGTTAGGATAAAGGCCTCGATTTGGTCTTTATTCATTAATGAGATCTTGTCTAAATCTTTTTTAGACACAGTAGGTTCTGCCTTTAGCTTGTCGCCTTGAGCCATGAGATTCTCCAGATAATAAAATCCCCCCGCCCCAGATTGGGGAGAGGGGTACTAGTCCTAAGTTGGACTACTGTTTAGCGTTAAACACCCTGCTTAGCGTTAAGCAGAACACCAGCAGTAGGCTGGACTACTTTATAGCCATAGACCTTTAAGCCACGAACAGCATCACCGAAGCGTGATTCAAGGCGTAAGGTTTCAGTCTTAACAAACTGGCTAGCA